GCCTGCCCTCTGGGAATAGATTGCTTTTTACATTCAAAACAGAACCCGCTGGGTAATCTTTGGTAGCCACTGTTGGGAGGCTGTCTTCCAATCCGCGATACCTGATACCGCTAGATCCAATACTTGGGTCGCCTTTAACTTGTGCCATTCTTCCGCTAGCGATTTCTTGCCTAGTAGTTGGATCGTATTCTGGTTGTCCAAATGCAGTAGCTTTAATTTTAGTCGAGTCAATTGAACTTGTCGATCTTGGGCCAGCTTCCCACCCTGATTCATTTTGATACCATTTGTTAAGATCCTTAATAGGAGTCAAAGTGTTTGGGTCATAAAATCTTCCAGCTTTACTATCCCAAGGAAGTTCGTACTCAATGTTACCCTCTGAAGTTGGAATGGTGGCTTTCTTCATTTCATATGATGGAGCAGCTCTTCTTGCCCCAGCAGATTCAATAGCCTGAGCATTCATGAGTTTTATCTTGGCCCCCTCAGTTCCATACTGCGTCATCATATTGAGGCTGTCGCCTACTGTTCCAGCAATCCCAATTTTATCCAAGTTGGATAGTGATGGATCACTTAGCTGAAGTTTGGTAGAATCAATTTGTTGAGCAAAATCAGGGTAAAGCGCCTTAGCGTTATCAAGCAGAGACAATGTCCCCTTGATCTTTGCCGCCATCTCCTTGTCCTTCTGGGCTAACGCTTTCTGTTCTTTCTCGTAATCGGTGATTGCTCCTTGAACTTCTTGTTGTGCAGCGACTTGCCTATTAAACAAATCTTGATTAGCTGCATTTGCAATAGCGTAACTTGGAGTGTATCCACTCGGGTCAAATCCTTGTGCTAAAAGTGCCATAATTTTATATTAGTATGTTTGATCAACCAAAGATTCCCTTGTATGACTGTGCCGTGGAGAAGTTTTCTGGAGTAATGGAGCTGTATCCACCACCTGTGCTTGAACCACCCATTCCTCCTGCTAGCCCACCACCTAATTGCGCTCCCATCTTTGCTCCCATTGGCCCACCGACTGCAAATCCAGCCGCAGCACCACCAAGAGTTCCAATCATTCCGACTGTTGACTGATATTTCTGAAGGTCTTGTTGATATTTAGCTTGGTTATAAGCATCCTGAGCCTTCACTCTTCCTTGCTCCATACCAAATCCAGTTGCATAATCAAATAGTTTTGGTGCTGCTTGTCCAAGTTGTTTTTGTCCTTGAGCTGCATACTCTTGACCATACGCCATTCCAGCAGGAGTCATTTGAAGAAGTCCTTGGGCGGGTGCGTAATAGTCCTGAGCAGTTTGATACGCTCTTGATGTTGCGTTAGCGGCTTCGGATCTCTTGTTTGCAAGTGAAGACTCACGATTTAAAATTTCAGATGCTACCGCAGCATTGCCACCAAGTCTTCCAGCAGATGCAAATGACTCCCTAGCTCCTTGTTGAGCCGAGCGTTGCTCTTGAGGTGACAATCCTTGTGATCTAGCGTATGCTTCTTCAGCCTGTGCCGACTGCAACTGCATCATGCGTTGAGCCTCTGGAGACATCTCCCCAAGGAGACCTCGCACTGCACCCGCCTGCCCCGTCATTGATCCGTACTCACCAGCACGAAGACCTTGGATTTGTTGTTGTGCCTGAGTTGCTGCCTGACCTGTCTGACCAACAATACCTTGCTCGCCACCAATTCCAAACATCGCACCCGCAATATCACCAAGATTTAGTGCTCCATATCCTTCTCTAGCTGTCTTCTCAAACGCTTGAACTCTTGGAGTGGTTGATTCATAAACACTCAGAATGTTACCTGTCGCCTTCGCGTAGTCTGGAGTTGTTGGTGTTGGCATTTTAGGCTTCGATCCCATGATGTTATTTTAGTTTTTTGTGAAATTGCGAGTAAGAATAGAATCTTGTGTGATTTGAATTTTTAAACTGTCTCTTAAATGCGATAAAGTCAAATCTGTCTTGGAAGACCTCCATAGCGTGCTTCATATCACCCGCCAGCATTGAGATAAAAATGCAGTTTGCATTGTCAATCGGCACTGGAATCTCTGGATTTTCAGAATCGCAGGGAATTGCAAACATAAACGCCTTGTCATCAGAGAACACGATTCCACTTAGCAAGTGAAACTCAATCTCGTAATTAAAATCAATGGAGTTCTCTTTGTAGATGGATATGACTGAATGAATCGGATTCATTAAATCTTGATGCAGTAAAGCATCGCAATGTTTTTTGGACGAGTTTCAGTTCCTCCTGTAGCAGTCACCTTGGTAGTTCCCGCATACATAATATTAAGAGACGATCCTCCGCCCATTCCTTGAGTTGTTACGGTCCCAACCTGTATATCATGTTGATGTGACGCAAAATCATCAGCTTGTTTTACGCCAAAAGCTCCAGATCCCGTTCCGTCACCATTTGTACCAGCACCTCTTACAAAGTACCCGCGCAAGTCTGGAAGGTTAAATGTTGTTGATCCATCTCCAACTCCATAGCCAGAACTTCCAATTGCTGCAAACAATGCTGCATACGTTGTCCTGCTCACCGCTGAACCATTAGCCACCAACCATCCAGTTGGAGCTGAGTTCATTGCAAACGGCAAGACCGCTCCAGCAGGAACCAACATATTTGATGCTTTTTCTTGTGTCACAGCCCCATTCTCAATTTTAATTGTTTTGACAGCGTTTTCAGCTAGCTCGTTAGAAGTGATGCCTTGAGCATTTACTTTCAGCTTACCAGCCGCAACAATAAGAGTCGTATCAAACACAGCGTCATCTGTAAACGCCGTCTGGTCAATGATGTTGTTCATCTTTGTACTAGTGATTGTGTCATTAGTCGTAAATGTGTATGTCGTGTTAATTGCGCCCATGCTTTTATTTCTGTGAAATGATTTGTCTATTGGTTACTGATCCAGCGACCTTTACTGAGTTGATCTTAGGAGAACCAACAGTTCGTGTCAAGATGAGAGTTCCTGTGTATCCCCTGATTCCTGCTAGTCTGCATCGAATACTTGCTGTTTCGGCCTCATTGGGTGAACTGGGGGACAGAATATCCCCTCCTAGAAACTGTGTGGTAGTCCCAATCTGTGAAGCATTATCAGGGTCTTCTGCCGCAAATGAGATCGAATACTCACCAGTGGCCCCAGCAAGGTTCTGCATGAGAATCTGAGCATCCGTAAATCTTTTACGCTCCATTGTCTTTAGATCGTATCCACGGGTGGTTAGTGAGGCATTGATTGTCGGGGTAATAAGCTCTCCACCTACGTTTTGGACATTGAGCCTGTCAACCGAGCTTTCAGTGGCATCAATCTGGTGCAATCCACCGTTACGAGTAACAGCATACAGCTCATTTCTAATTCCAGCACCACCAGTAAGTAGGTTTTTAATCAGAAAGCGTGAGTCACCATAGGTATCCAATGACTCCCATCCTTGATTTTTGAAGTTGTAAACAAGAATTGAGTTGTTTCCACGGGCATCATTAGCTCCGACCGCTGAATCTAGGGCCACAGCAAGGTAGTATCTATTATCAAACAGGACTCCAACTGCTTCTGCGGCAAAGTTTTTATTGATTCGATCAATGTAAGGCTGGATATTCTTGGAAATTGGCTCCTCAGACCCGCGAAGGTTATATTCATCAAGGAATTGCAGCGAATATACGCCATCGTCAGACAGGAACATCATCGTGTTACCACGCATTACCACAGACTTTCGCGCAAGGCATCCAATTTCTGACGTCAGTTCCTTTACAGTGCAATCAAGCAAGCTTCCTAGCGTACCCTTAACAAGGTGAAGACTGTTTCTGTTCAGGACAACTAGTGCGTCATCGTAGAACCCGTGCATACCGACAACATAGTCTGCCGTGCCACCGCTGATGCGGAATTGGTTTTCAATCTGGTCAAAGGTGGTCGTATCGAGAATGTCTGAGACAGCGATTTCGTCAGTGATCTTTCGACTGGTGTAGATTGGAGCATTGAATGGGCCAGACTGGTCGTAGTAATACGGAACCCAGAGTCGTCTCTGGAAATGAACACCCCAAGGCGCTGCTGGTTGGTGCATGAATCCACCTCCCACGCTAAATCTTCCGCCAAATTCAAATATGTCAGTGCTGGATGAACTGTAATTACCAACTGGAGCGTACCATGTAATTGTTGTAGTGGTTGCGGATACAACCTGATACTCTTTTCCAACCATTTCCGCAAAATCAACAGTTACGGCTTGGCGAACAATAATAATATCTCCGGTTTTAATGGTCACGTTGCCAGCGACTGTGGCAGTCACTAATCCATCAGCGATCTCGACCTCTTTAGCTTCAATATTAAACGTCTGAGGTTGGGTGTAGGCACCACCCGGAGAAAGCGTGAACCCGTCAGTAGCAGTAGCTACGCTAGTTCCAAACGCAAGGTTCTGGCTAGTGGTAAACACATATGTAAACGTATCAGGGTCACTGACCGCTAGAACTGAAAATGTTCCATTTGGAGGAATCCCACCAGTAAGACCCGTAATTGTAATGCTAGTGCCAGCTAATAGGCCGTGATCCCTCACAGACATTGTTACGGTAGTCGTCCCAGCTTGTGACGCTGATAAAATCGGTCGTCCATTAGGAAACCATTCAAGTGCTTGCTGACCATCGCGGAACAACATCACCTTATCAAATAACTGGATCATCTCTCCATCCACGCCAATGGCCCGCCCCGATGGGTAGGGAATGTCCGTGATTGCAAGGGTGGCCAAATCGATCTTCTTAGCTACGGTATCCATAGCAACGATGATGAACTCTTTGTTGTTCGTATTGGGATCACTGAATAGGCAGGAAGCCCTCACATTAGCATTTGCAACGTCATTAATCACCATCTGTGACAGCGTGCCAGAAACGTCCGTGGGAGCCGTAGTGACCCCCGCAATCGTGTAGTCTAGCGTATTGGCATCGAAATAAGTCAGCTCGTAACTGCCGTTGAACGAAGTGTCCAGTCCAGCAATCGTAGCCCACCCAGAGCTTCCAGCCTCAAATCCGTGGGAATTTACAGTAATACGCACAGTCCCAGTGACAGGAATCGTCACATCGGAAATAGTCTTAGAGGTGGATGTGATTACCTCTGAAACTGGCGAGACAGCAGAAACCGTATACGGGCCGACACCGCCAACCAGTGGATAGGTAATGCTCGATCCGCTTGCAGTAGTTGCCGTGAAAACGCCATTTGGATCAGTGCCAGCCGTGTATTCAATCCCAGCAATATTTAACGTGGAACCATTAGTCAGACCGTGAGCTGATGCGGTAGTAAGCGTCACAACACCAGCAGTCACAGAGGCAGCAGTAATCAATACGCTTGATCCAACCAAATAGAATGGCAACTGCAATGGAGTCTGGCCAGTGGTCAGGGCAGCAGTCTTCTCCACCACACCCTTGCGGGGCTTCCAGTAGCCCTCCATCCGACCATTCAAGGACTCACGAACCTCAAACTCTTGGAGCTGGTTAAGCTGAAGCCTTTGATTGACGGCACGGAACCCACGATCTACGTCTTCATAGATCGGCTCATCCAGTCCACCCACTGAGCGGAATTGAGACATTACAGGGTGTAAGCCAAGATAGTGCCAGAAGTGATAGTGATGCTCGTAAGGATACCACCAAAGCCAAACCCAGCAGGCAACGTAATGCCCGCAAGAGAAGTATTCGGATTAGCACCGCCAGCACCAAGGACATTTCCAGTCATGCTCGTGATCACGGTATCAGCCGCAACAAGCACCCATCGAAAGTTACCCGTAATAGTCGTTGCAGTACCTGACGCAGTCAAGGTGACAGCACCCATTTGACCCTGTAGTTGATATGAATCTCCACGCATAGGGACATTCACTGCAAGATAAATTGGAACGTGTCAAGGGGACTTGTGCAGGATGCCTCTAAATGCCATCAGGATCAACGTGGGGACGCTTGGATTGAATCTGGGTGTGTGGGGTGGAGTCAGGGGTAGGGTGGCGTAGGATGG